TCAACCTCTGCTTCAACCTCTGCTTCAACCTCTGCTTCAACCTCTGCTTCAACCTCTGCTTCAACCTCTGCTTCAACCTCTGCTTCAACCTCTGCTTCAACCTCTGCTTCAACCTCTGCTTCACCACCTTCAACCTCTGCTTCACCACCTTCAACCTCTGCTTCAACCTCTGCTTCAACCTCTGCTTCAACAGCAGCAGCAGCAGCAGCAACCGGATTAAATAAACATATACATATTATTCTTGGATTCGGTTGTACAGAAGAAGATACTACAAATTATCAAACTGAACTTATTAGAATATTTCCAGATGTTAGTACAATAGTATGTCATTGCAATCCATCTACAGCTGGAAAACTATTTGGAATTGCAAGTGCCGTGTGTTATGTTCCACTTTTTGAATCAAATACATTTGTAAGAGGAGTGTATGATAAAATTAAATCTTCATTACGATTACCAAATTGCGATGAAGTGTTAGTACTGGGTCAGTCATATGGCGGAATGGTTGCATCTGTTATTGCAAAAATAGCAAATAAAGATTCTACAATTAATAAATCCAAATTAAAAATTGTAACAGCCGGTTCTATTTATATACCCACATTAAAAGAGATTCGCGATATAAATATAGTACATTATATGCATCATTGTGATGTAGCAATGAGATGTAATCATATAACTGCTCCTACAAAAGCAGCCAATATTAAAACAGAAGATCAAGAATATTATGATCCAACTACTAAAATATATTGGCAGATAGCAGACGACTGCGAACTTCCACAAAAAGGAAGTTCTCAACCATGGGGTTCACAGAAAGAATGGAAAATTCATAATAATTATAATCTGGTGAAGATAATTAATAGATTTTTAAATAATGAGAATTTAGTTCCGACTGTTAGCCACCGTACTCGCACTCGCAAACGGTCTAGATCAAACGTGAGTGTCCCCAGGCGTAGGTCTTTGCGATCTTTCCAGGGGACATAGGTAATCGGTACAGTCGAAAATCAAAGAGGGATCCTCGAAATCGTTCATCTTGATCATCGTATTGCCCCACTCCAACCTCTTCCCAATTACTTTTTCCGATGTAATTGAGAGTCGTATAAGAGTTTAACGGCATATGTCCATCTTCGTGCTCCAACACCTTTTTATTATCAATGTAAATATGCCAAGTAGGTCTGAAAGAAGTAGCGTCGGTAGTGGTGACAACTACATGGCACCATTGTTTTAACGGAATGGCATTAATTGCACGAAGTCGCATCTTTCGTTGTTGGGTATCCCAAATTTCAAAAATCAGATTTGCACTTGGAACTCCTGTTTCTTGAGGATTATCATCCTCTGGATACGTACTTTCTACAGGTTCAGGACCCTTACATTCGTATTCATCGACATTGGCATCCGAGGTCGCTAAATACAATGTAGGAGATACTTCTACTGCTGCCTTGGCAGTGCAGACCTTGGCAAATTCATCTGGCTGCGGTTTCATCGCACCTCGTACTTTGGTAGCGCGGTTGCCCTTTCCTTCAATGGCCAATCGTACATTGTCCTTTCCAGCTCCATTTCCAAAATCAAAAAGGGGAGCGTTCTGGGTAAATTCATCATAATAGACCCATACGCTTATAGCTCGTAGATTTCGTAACCGTACTTTGGAGTCCCATTCTAGTTTATCATTTTCACCAATACGGATGAATTGTTCTGCAGGAGGTTTCTCCTCCGTAACAGGTGGTAACTTATTGATGGCCAGTCCTTCCACGTGAGGAGGAGGATCTCGTGCTTTCGGTGTTTCATCTAATTCTATACCACCAGCAAGAGCCACCTTACTATTTTCAGCATAATCTACCATATCATCAAGGAAGCGATACCAAACCATAATTCCTTCAAAAAAGAAAAGGAGTTCTGCGATATCGGGAGGTGGTTTGGAATCGGTAAGTTCAAATTCATTCTTAAACTCGATCAATCCTGCAGGAATGCAACGGGCGTCCCAAGCATCTAGCGGGGCTTCTTTCACTTTTAAAATGCGGCAATAATCATCACGCTTATCACCATTCACATCCCGGTAGTAATCATCGCGGGAGAAACGAATTCCTGATCTTGCTGATTTGGAAGAATAGGCAAACGTATCCAATCCTTCCTGACCGGCCAAAGCGCAGACTACGCGACGACTTCCAGGATCATCGGGACGTTCTACCACACGACAGAAATCAGCTTTGTATCCTAACCCTTGAATATCAGCATAGGCTTCACTGTACCGTTTGTTACGAATATACCCATCTTGTTCTTCTAGCTGACCTGGCACAACATCCGATCGTTGAGGAAAGAATTTTCCAAAATAAGCTGGAACATTTGCTTCATATCCTTCATAGAGTAGGTGACCGTAAAACCATTCCCATACAACAATCACCAATAGAAGAATAAGTACAGTATAGATCATCCATTCCATGATGTTCCCTATCGTCGCGTGTGATTTTCTAGAAGAAAGTCCTCCGTAAAAACAGGATGAAGACCTTGGCAGAAGTATCTGAAGTAGATTCCTTATATTATTTCTTGAAACAATCGATACGACAGCTTCAACAACTTCACGAAAAAGGAATCTCTCACGGGGGGATAGAACCTCTCACAATTGATGTTAGAGATGGTACATTATTGGAAGGATCTATGAATGCGATGTTTGCAGCACCTGAAGTAGCCCTTGGGATAGCAGTAGCTGAACAGTATACATCTGAAGAAGCAGTGCGACTATGGAAAAAAGATTCTACTACTTTACACTGGATCGAAAGATGGCTTCCAGGAATAGCAGAAGGATATTCTATTTCTGCATTGCAGAAACTGATTGGAACTCCTATACCAGAACAACAAAGTGATATATGGTCTTTGGGAATATCCTATTTATCAATGTATGATACTCTTTCTAAAGAAGAATTGTTTCCTGAAAAGGAACTCTTTTTTGAAGCTCTTACATCCATGATACGGATACGAGGAAGAACTCTTCCTATTTTCGAACCCGTCTCCACCGTCGCGACCGCTTCCCCCCCTTCTGGGCGCTTGATGCTAAGTGAACCGATCCGTCACGGGGAACGCAATAAAACCCGCAGGAATCCTCATAATTAAGATCACTTCCTTTCCATCGAAAATCGCGAGAGGCCAATTCAGGATTGAAAATAGGTTTTCCAATTGCATCTTCTCGTTTCGCCGGATTCGACCCTCCTTTGTCTGAATATAAAGGAAGAGTATCAATGGTACGTTTAGCATTCGTAGCCAATACTTCCGGTGGATTTTGTTCATAAAAATGAAAATCTTCACCTCGATCAACCGTCATAAACATTTTACTCATTTTAGGAGGGCATTTTCCATAAAAATCAGTTTTAATAATAGCAGGATTATCCGCACGAATAAGACTATCTAGGGCTTTACAATTTCTTCGTTCTTTTGCATCTAATTCATTTCGTTCTCCGTGGACACTACCGGGTTGATGAAATATTTCACGACATTTTGCAGGATCAATACCAAGTTTACGACACTTTTCTGCCAATGCTTTATCAATATAATTCATAGCATAACTATAACAGTTATGAGATTTTTGAATAGCAAGATCATTATTCCATCTTTCTGGAGCGTAGAGAGGTTCTGCACCGCTGAGAGGAGGGACAGGACAGTTTTGATGTCTTTGACAAAAGACTGAATTGGGAAGGGCTCGTCTACCGCAGGGACGTTTTCCCCGTTCATAACATTGACATTTTGGAATTGGTTTTCTTATAGTTTTTGCCATCCCCCTACTAAAATTGATTTATTTTATTTATAGCACCTAGAAACAAAAAAATGGAAGAAACGTTGTTTACAGTTCTTCCATTCTGCTATAATGCAGAAATAGTAATAGTACCTGAGCTTGAATGTTCCAATCAATTCTATATTCATTTTACTCATTTTGAAAAGATGTTAGGAGACGATTCTGCAGGAGAACTTCTTTTATACGAATTAAAAACTCCCAGTGGAACCATTGTGGGTACTCCGATTGGCCCCCATTCGGACGGACGCAACCTCCTCTTTGTTCCTACCTGGATGTGGGATGCCTTGAAAGGAGCCAACGAGGAAGTTGTTTGTATGCTAGAACGCTGTCGTCCCTCCCTGGCCTCTATGATTGCCTTGGAGCCTCATACCTCCGACTTGCTCAAATGCAAAGATCCTGAAACTGCTCTGCGCAATGCATTTGAGCAATATAGCTGCATCCGAAAGGGGGGAACCTACCCCCTTCAGCTAGAAGATCTACCAAACTTAGTATGGGTCACCATTCCCGCTGTAACCCCTGCTATAAAAGAACATCTATGCATTCGAAATGTAGAATTGATTGTAAATATGCTTCCGGCCAGAGATGCTCCGTTACCAATCCCACCCGTTGCTACTCCTGCAGCAGCAGCAACGGGTGGAGCTGGTCACCCTTCACGGTCGGTAAGCAAATTTGCATATCCCAAAGGATTTGTTCCCTTTTCAGGAGCTGGTGAAACAATTGGAAAAAAATAAAACTATTTACTGGGCTTCGAGAAACTTCTTCAAATGCTGGGGACAAAAGCCACATCCACTAAAGGAGCCAAACAGTCCGTCGGATCTGGCAGTATAAGGAAGGGGGGTCCCCGGACGGGATACAATACAACCGCAGGGTTTTCTGACACGGCCTCGTGACAGAAATTTTCCAACGGTACATCCTTGAAGGTAGATGACTTTTTTAACTGCCCTTTGGAACATGCGTCGAACCGTTTGACGGCGCTTCTCCTCCGCTGCCTTCTTTAAAAGACCGCGTTTGGTTCGTGCCATTGTGATTGTATTCTTCTTCTTTTATAAAAATAGTATCAATTTTATAAATTTGTTCCTCAAAGAATTTGAACTTTATAAAATAGGGGAGTATGAAGACTCGAAGACAAAAACAGGTTCGATCTATTACTTATAAAAAATTACGAATTCCTATTACAACTATTCCAAAAGGAACTTTATTGTTTCGTGGTGTAAAAGATGGTAAAAGTGATTTTGCAGGAATTCCACAAGTAGATGGTTCCTATAAATTAACCCCCTATCATAATGTTTTTTTCTATCCCTACCCCTTTGTAGCAGATTTAGATCGTGCACATTACAACGATTTTACTCATTACAATAATACGGTAGAAGTGTATGAAACCGTACATCCTATTCAAATTGTTAGTTTGATTGCTCCTTCACGATTTACACGAGCTGCTCGTATGCAAAATCAATTTCTTACTAATTGCAACAATGTATATGCAGAAGGACGCGGGTACGATCCTTGTTTTACAAAAGAATTTATAACAAAATTTCAGAATGTGGTAGGAATGGAAGCGGTTGGTCGCGACGATGGACTCAAATTTCACGAAGCTTTTAAAGATCTTCCAGAAAAAGAGAAAAAATATATTCATTGGTCTTCCAATACACGAAGAGAAAAACCTACTAACAGCATTAAAGAATATATTTTATATCCATTGAAAAAACGATATGATAAAATTATAAAAGATACAGATGCATGGAAGAAGGATAAAAAATATGAATTTAATTATCGCCACCTTATTTCTCTTTCTCGTGAACATGAAAATAAAGAAATTCATGAATTTATGGAAACCAAAGCAAGATTTAATCCTTCTACAAAATTATGGTCTCTAAAAAAATGATAAATAACATTTAAATGGTTGGGATTTTTATAAATAAAATGAGTCTGGAATTATGGGTGGGACCCATGTTTGCAGGAAAATCATCAACTCTGCAATCCATTGTCAAGCGTCACCAATCCTTAGGGTGGCCGATGCTTGTAATGAATCATAGTTTAGACGATCGCTACGGAACCTCATCTGTAGTAAATCATGACAAGCAGGGAATTCCTGCCAAGAGTGTAAAAGAATTATTGCCTCTTTTGAAAGATGCTGAATTTATTTCTGCCAAATTAATTGTTATTGACGAAGCGCAATTCTTTGAAGATCTTCTTCCGTTTGTAACAATGGCGCTAGATGTGTATGAAAAACATGTAGTAGTAGTGGGATTAGATGGAGATGCCGAACGCAAACCGTTTGGACAAATTGGACTCCTCTTACCTCATTGTGATAAGATTATCAAAATGACCGCACTTTGTGCCTATTGTAAAGATGGAACTGCAGCAATCTTTACCTATGCAAAGCGTGTAGACGCTGCTGCAGTAGTTGCTACTGGTGTACCTTGTGTAGGAGCCACGGAATCGTATGTACCTCTTTGTAGACGGCATTATCGTGAGGCCTACAAACCGCCCTCTTAAAGACTCTAACATCATTGTGGAATAGAAAATGATCAGTCATGCCTATGCGGATAGAGGTAGAATGTTAGAATTAAAAGATGGTACTTATACTGAACATGCGTGTAGTTCGGATACACCCACTCTTTATAAATTGACGACTGTAGCTTTTGCTGGACGTACGGATGCTTGTGAAGATGTTGTAATTGCAGACAATCCTACCTATGGTCGAGTCCTTTTTTTAGAAGGAGAGTTGCAATCAGCAGAAACGGATCAGGTAATTTACCACGAGATGTTGGTTCATCCAGTGATGGCTGCAACGGCTACAATTCCTACACGTCGTGTGTTGGTGGTAGGAGGAGGAGAGGGGGCGACGGTGCAGGAAGTGCTTCGATGGAGCGATGTATCCAATGTTGTATGGATTGATATTGATGAGGGATTGGTGAACCTTTGTCGGCGTCATTTGGATTGGACTGAAAACGATGTGTATACAAATCCCAAAGTCACTTTCTTAGCAGAAGATATTCGTACAGCACTTCCAAAATATGAAAAGTTTGATGTAATTATTCTTGATCTACCCGATCCAGATTCGGAGGAAGTGGCTACAAACGGATTGTACGGTGATTCTTTTTGGAAATTGCTTCAGGCACATTTAGCCGAGGGAGGAGCCATTGCTACCCATACGGGACCGGTTGCACCTGGAGCCAATGCAGAAAAATATAGAAATGGTCTTCATGTTATTACACCTTTCTGTGGCACAGGCCATCCCTATCATATATTAATTCCATCGTTTCAGAGTGAATGGGGGTTTTGGATGTCGGTTTCTCCTGTACTGAGCGGCCCCTTTCCATCAGAATGCAATATTATTGATGAAGAAGTTATGAATTTTGCATTTTTATGGCCTTCCTACTGGTTTTCTTCTGCGGTAGGAACGATTCGTCCTCTGTAGAATGTTCAATCTCAACTCCAATAGAAATTAAACATCCTCTGTAGAATGTTTAATTTCTATTCTCTTGGATTTGGTTCTTTGTTAGCTGGAATTGATGTAATTATGATGTATATTATAAAACAATATTCAAAGGGAGTGTTTAGTTCTCCCTATTGGATGATTCTACCCCCTTTAGTATATGGTCTCACTCCATTTATATTATTATTATCATTAAAGTTTGAAACCCTAGTTGTTATGAATATGTCATGGGATATTATTTCTGATATTTTAGTGACTGCGATGGCCTTTTTAGTATTGGGGGAACGGTTGAGTGTGATGAAAACAATTGGAGTTGGATTAAGTTTTATTGCTCTTTTTTTCCTTTCGTATGAATAAAAATGATTATACAATTTAACTTTATTAAATAATCTTAAATTGTACAATGTGGATCTTTCTGTTAATTGTTATTGGTGTTTCTGCAAATGAACTTTGTTACACCGATAGTCCCAATCTGGAGGATCCTACCTATACAGATCCTCAGATGGTCTCTCTCGAGTTGGCTGAACGGGGTCTTTACCGATTCTATCCTGATTCATATGATCGCCTTGCGATTGGATCAGGAGTGAATCTAGATCCGGATCGAGTAATTCAGATCTACGAATTTACAAACGGAGACTCTGTGGCGACTCTTACAAGTCACCATGATTCTTCAGAGTTGGCGGCCGCCAAACTGGATCTCACACAGCCCTTCGAAATTCGTATGGATGGATCTATAAAACTCTTTCAAAATGAAAAACTGTATGCAGAATTTGTTTCATTTCTGCGGATGCCCTTTCACATTGGGTGGCGTGGAGGCATTCTATGCTACGAGTTTGAAGAGTTGGAGGAACCTGAGGAATCCTTGGAGGAATCCGAGGAAGTTTCTCAAATGCCTACCAACTACATCACGCCCTTTGACGAACTCTAACGTTCGTGAGGTTCTTTCCACTCTATTTTTAAGGCTTTGAATAAGTCTTTTTCAGTTGTAATACCGTGAACCGGAATACCAGCTTTAGTGGTCAAACTATGTTCATTGAGAGTTAAATTCATAGACATGGCTTGTTTTCGCATTTCAATATTGAACTTGTCAGATCCTGTAAAATAGGTAAGAGCGAAGGGGTATTCGGTAGGGGGGGTCAGGAGGAGATCGAGACGACGTTCAGGGTGACCTTTCAATTGGACGATGGCCAGTACCTTTCTAGCGCCATGGGCCAAGACTCCAACAATATAATGTTGAATAGTTAAAGAATGAAGTAAATCGATAAGGATGGTGGGATCTTCTGCTTCGAGGAGAACGTCAATATCACCGCTGGTAGCGGCTCCACGACGGTAGGATCCTACTAAATTAGCTCTACGCACCACTTTTCCTTTTTGAAAAGGAGCAATGGCTTTTTGGAGGAGTTCTTCATGCTGCTCCATTTCAGATCGAGGAATTCGTAGAAGGAGGGGTTCATAATAGGTGAGACCCATTGTTTGAGTGGATGAAAGAATATGAGGATCTTTTTTAATGGCTTCTCGCAATTGAGCAACGGTAGAAATTCCAAGTGTCTGGAGATGTTTTACTTTAGCAGGACCAATTCCATGACATTTTAAAAGTTCTTCTGATTTTTTTACCACTTCTTTAGCCGTTTCAGCTGCTTTTAAAGATCCTGTAGCAAGAATTTCTTCCACTTTAGCAATTATTTTTATTCCCACACCTTTCACACCTCTAACATCTTCTATCGACTTGATGGATGGAAGAAGCGATAATTGTTCAATCGCTGTTTTATAGGCTTTGGCTTTAAACGTTTCTTTCTCCGCCACCTCCTTCTTTCGAAGGGTTTCCAAGGCCTCTAGGATCTTGGCTTTGTGATCCATCTTATTTTATTAGTTATATATTAAAAAAATATCAATTTTAATCTAAAAAAAATGATATTATTTGAATAGATGTAGTACACTAATAAAATGACATTTCATCTTGGATTCGTGTGCGTTGCATTGGTATTGGGGTCTACCCTTCTTGTCACATTTATTCTTGAGTTAGTAAAACAAGATGGGATATATGATGGAACTATTCTAAATTCAGTCATGTCAAATTACAAAGTAAATATTTGGCAAATTCTGATTGCATTGCTATGGATAGCAGGAATTTTACTTGCGATTGAATTAATTCTAACATTTTATGATGGTGCTCGAATGAGATATCGTCTACGAATTGAATTCTTTGAACGATTGGAAGATTTCTATTACCGACAGCTTCCACGGATGACCTTGGTTTATACTAAAAAACCTGAAGTATCGCCCACTCTTTTGATTGATCAACTACCTACCCCTCCTTTGCAGCTGCACCCCCCTGTGCAGCAACCTGTGCAGCAACCTGTGCAGCAACCTGTGCAGCAACCTGTGCAGCAACCTGTGCAGCAACCTGTGCAGCAACCTGTGGAACAACCACCCACTATTTATACAGAATCGGAAGTACTGCCGCGTAGGCAGCAACCTTATCGTACACGGCGTCGGTCCTATTCATAAGGTGGAAACCTTCCATGTAGTTCTCGATATCGAATTCGAAAGGGATGAGAACACCAACAAACAAATTTTTTCCAGTATCTCCATTTTCTTTGCAATTTTATAATTTCATGGGTTAAATCTTTTGAAGGAGATGGATACATTTTAACAATTTTAAAATTATATAAATCCGGTATATTCAATACCGGTATTCCTTGGGCATAGACAACATAATAACCGGTACATTGTTTTTGTAAAAAATAAGTCATTGTGCGTTTTTATGTAGTTTTATTTAGAAGGAAAAGTAGGCCCCTTGCATGGAACTTCCAGAAAAAGTTCGAAAAAGAAGTATTGAATGTCGAGAATGTTCTACTATTGCTGTTTTCAACCGTAAAGGTGAATCAAAAGGTCTCTATTGTAGTAAACATAGACTAGATGGAATGATAGATGTTAGAAATTATAAATGTGCTGATCCAACCTGTATTGTAATACCTGTATTTAACAAAATTGGAGAAACTCGAGGACTCTACTGTGCTGATCATAAAACCAACAATATGCTGAATGTAAAAGATAGTTTTTGTAAAGAGGAGGGGTGCACTACCAGGCCGATCTATAACCTACCAGGTACAATAACTGGATTGTATTGCAATGATCATAAAAAAGAAGGAATGCTAAATATCATTAGTAAAAGATGTATTCATCCGGATTGTATAATAATTCCTACATTTAATACTTCAGGTGAATCAACTGGAGTATATTGCAATGATCATAAAAAAGATGGAATGGTGAATGTAATTAATTCGGTTTGTTGCGAAGTTGATTGCAATATTCGACCCGTATTTGGAATACCAGGAACTAAACAAAAACTATATTGTTGTTCTCATAAAAAGGAAGGAATGGTAAATCTTCAACGAGCTTAACTAGGAATATCTTTATGATCTACTTTGTTTGCTTTAATGGTATAAATTCGTTTTCCTCCTTTTACAGATAATTCAATTGTAAATTTCATAGGTTTATCACTGTAACTCACCGTTGTTTTTCCTCCATACACTTCTGCAAATTTTACTGTTTTATTAATTTTTTCAATACAAGAATGTATATGATCAACTAAAATATACACAGGTGTATGTCGCTCATTCATTTCACCGTGATGAACGGCTGCATCTAATCTTGATTTTTTACATTGTTCTAAACGACCCAATGCCTCTTTTATATGTTTTTGTTGAAGAAACTTTGTAAGATCTTTTGCTAATTCATCAAAATTTTCTCCACAAGCTTCTTTACTGTGAACTTTAATTGGAGTATCTCCCATTCTACTTATACTAAGAAAATTGATCAAAAATAAACTAATAGGTAGAATAGTAAAAAATGGATCCATATTTAGAAAAGTTAGCTATAGCGATGATGGATGCATTTAAGTCCTATGAAGAATTGAATCTTCATATGAAGAAGTTAGAAGTTGCAACTCTGCAATTTCTAAAAGAAGGTGGAGTATTATCCAAAACGCATATAGATGCTTTCATCGTATTGTTACAAGAATACGATAAAAGCAGAGAGCAATATTTTATTGCAAAACGTATTTATGAAAGGGAAGTAATTGAAATTGCAAAGGAAACGGCGGAAGCCAACCTCCGTGTAGAAGCTTCTAAACGCTCTCACGCTTTATATCAACCTCTTCAAAATGGTACCTTTGGAGTCTATGGCTTTCCATCTGAATTAAATTACAATGTAGAATGGTTGTAATAAGTTTTTTACTATAGGTGTCGCAGAGTGTGGCTGCGAGGAATATATCGAAGACTTCCAACACCGGAAGTTCCACTGGAAGATCCACCAGTAGAAGTGGAGGAAGAGGAAGGAGAAGAAGAGGAAGAGGAAGGAGAAGAGGAAGAGGGAGGAGAAGAGGAAGAGGGAGGAGAAGAGGAAGAGGGAGGAGAAGAGGAAGAGGGAGGAGAAGAGGAAGAGGGAGGAGAAGAGGAAGAGGGAGGAGCTAGAATCAAAAGGGGCTGCGCGGGGGCGAGAGCATGACTAAAGTTGTTTGCAAAGGCCGTTGCAAGAGTTGCTAGGAGGAGAAGGATAACACGCATTTTATAAGGGTCCCTATTTTTATACTTTTAGACAATTACAAACCTGAAACCGTTTTCCACATTTTTTACGATTTTTTGCAATTTCAGTTTCAAACTTTTTATCAATTCCAATATAATCATTTCGCAGTGTTACAATATCTTTTAAAGTAGTTCGTTGTAATTCTTTGAAATCTTGCAACTGTTTGATACGCTCTGACGTTTGTGGTAATTTAGATTCTATTTCAGTTATATCATTCAATATATCTTTTAATTTATCAGTCAACACCATTTCACGAGTTTGAACATCTTTTACAGTGGCAAACACATTGGTGCCACACAACAAGGGATACGAATAGCGAATATGTTCAGGAAGAACAAATTGGTTGGTCTCTTTAATCTCTCTAACATCCTTCTCCGTACTATTAATCAAAGATTCCATTTGACTCATGGACATGCCTGTAAACATGGCCTTGCCACTGCTAAACACCATAGCATATTCCAATTTATCAAATTTGTAAGCAGATGTTCTATGAGCTTCTGCACGGGCATCTAATTTTAAATAATTCACTAAGGCCAAAAGAAAGGCTATAAAGGCATTTAATCCACTTACAATGGTAGTACCGTAGGAGGTATCTTTCATAGTTAAATTTAAAACACTTCCTACCACTGTAAATAAGATGGAAGGAAGCATGAGAAAATGCAGTTTCTGTTCACAATGCGTTTTGGCTTCAGCGTACAGCAATTTTTGCCCTTTTAAATAAACTGCTATAATATTACAAATTGTACTATTGTTAGAAGTGGTAGAATTATAGGTTCGGGTAAGGAGAGTATCTACTTCTTTGTAGGTTAACATACCAGATTCGGGAACTACTGTAACTGCGGTTCCCGATGCTTCTACCGGTGCTACGGGTTCTGCAGGTGCTGCTGGTGCTGCTGGTGCTGCTGGTGCTGCTGGTGCTGCTGGTTCTGCAGGTGCTATACCAGCAACATCTGAAGAACTCATTCTATTCTCTAAATAGAAATGGGAAGCTTAGTTTCAACATCTACTGCAAATGCTGCTACCGCTGCTGGATTATCTTCCATCCACGATTTAAAAGTAGTATCTCCTGCGAGTCAAGCCGGTCTACACATTGGAAAAGTTGAAGAGGTGACAAAGAAAGAGACAGAAAAAAAGGTGGAAGAAGTTGGGAAAAAAAGAGGCATATAATTTATGCCGCTCCCAACGGGAGCGGTGTAAATTATATCCTCTCTGCATATAATTTATGCATATAGGTGTAGAAAATGGGTGCCTGTTCCTCTCTTCCAAAACAATCAGCGGTTGTAAGTCCTCTTGGTCGTGAACTAGTTATATCCGATTCTGTACCCACTCAATTTCGCCCTGAAACAATTAAAAAAATTGTAAATATTGGAAAGAAACGGGGTATTTAATAGAATGCTGCGAAGTCTAGGATTTTTAAATGGTGTGATAGCGGCAGTCGGACTGCTCTATCAGACTTACAATGGAGATATTCATCCAAATGGCTGTGTGGATCCCTTGGGTGGAACCACTGTAACCAATACTATGCCACCTATTATTAATTATACTATGAGTGCTCCCATTATTACAGAACCTAATCACGTAGCCATTCGGCAACTTGCGTTTCAATGGTTTGGTAATAGCTACACTCAACCAGTGGTGACCTTGAATGGAATTGCCGCTACTAGTTCGCCTCATTGTTGCGCACCCACCGGCTGTGATGCGGCTGTTCACTACACCCCTTGGAATGAAGCTGAATGTGGTTTAACTTGGTGTGGAACTTCCAATCAATGGATCTATCTTGATTTTTCAACAACCTCCTTGCACTCGGTGGGAATGGTCCAAGGAGATATTTTAATTCTTCAGTTTACTAATCCACAGAATATTGTTGATAACAACGGGGAACCTATTTTTGCACTTTCGTATGATTTAGTACCCATTCCTTCTACCACTGTTACAGTCTCTCAAACTCCTTCTATCACTCTAACATCTTCTGCCTCTAATTCGGTCTCTGAAACTTCTTCTATGAGTCTAACGCTATCTGAAACTCCTTCTACCACTCTAACATCCTCTGCATCCTCATCCCTTTCTCGTTCAGCTTCTGAAACTCCTTCTACCACTCTAACATCCATGACGTTATCGCCTTCTCAAACTTCTTCTACTACTTTATCACCTTCTGAAACCGCAGCACCGTCTCGTACAGCCTCGCCGTCCCGTACACAGTCTCCTACTCCAGTATCCTCCTTTTTTCCATCCCCCAGTCCTACTGGTATTTGTTATTCCGTATCAACGCAGTTTGGAACTACTGTAATTCTATCGGGTGGCTGGATCATTGTTGCCACAGGCATAAATGTAACACAGGCCTATGGAAGTGGCTATATTTCTATGGGTACCTTTGCAGGATGCAGTGTGATTGGTTCCACCTGTAAATGTTCCTATACAGGTGGATCTACGGTGGCAGGATGCGGTGGAAAACGCAACTCTTATATCACCTATTCTTACGGTTCTACAACAGGTATTACCTATGTGAATGAAAGTCCTACTTGTTCTTATAATTTTGCTGGTACAATTGGACTGGTATCAAGATCTACGAGTGTTAGCCCATCAAAAAGTAGTAGTACCTCTCAGACGGCTAGTTTATCCAATAGTAAAACTATCTCTACTAGTGCTTCTGTAAGCTATACCGCCTCTGTAAGTGCTACAGGCTCTGTAAGCAGGTCTGTATCCGATAGCGTAACCCCAACAGCATCTGTAAAAGGTAGCCTTTGTGATCAACTTCCTACACTTGTGTATGGCGAATATAATACTGTTATAGGAGGTGGAGTTACATATTATATAAATCACGGTTCTACAATTACACATAAACTATTATCCAACACGGCAATGTTTATTGGATCACTTGCTTCTTGTTTGAGTGTTTCAACTGGTTGCATTTGTTCTTACGGGCCTGGATCAAGTGTAGGATGTCCTTCGGCTCGTCAGGGATATATTAATTATACAATTGGATTTCCAGTTGGAACAACATTTTATTCTCAATATCCCATCTGTCAATATTATTTTAATACACAACTTTCGTATCAAACTGTACAAATGACAGCATCCTATTCAACTTCCAGATCTACATCAGTAACACCTTCTATAACGTCTTCTACAAGTAGCAGTGCATCTTCCTCCATTACAGCTAGTGTAAGTGATTCTTACTCTATTTCAGCTAGTTTGACTCCTTCTTTAATGGCTTCTACTAGTTTGACATCCTCTTCCTCTGCTTCTATCAGTGTAACTCCTTCTTTATCTAGTTCAAGCAGTTTAACACCTTCTTTAACGGCTTCTACTAGTTATACTGCCTCTTTATCAGATTCAACAACTCCAAGTTTTTCTTTATCAGTCTCAACTTCTTTATCATATTCTCCAAGCTCTTCTTTCTCTGGTTCCACCACGTTGACAGCATCTTCATCTGGTTCAGTTTCTCCAACAGTATCTTCATCGGTTTCAAGTTTTTCAACAACCTCTTCAAGTCCTTCTTTCTCTGCTTCTACCACTCTAACAGCATCTTCATCTGGTTCAACAACTCCAACAATATCTTTGACGGGTTCACGTTTTTCAACAAGTTCTTTGACCAAATCAATTACTTCCACCCGTTCCACCACTCTATCTTCTTCTAACTCTTATTCACAAACTATAACTCCTACAAATACAATTAGTATAAATCTTTCTCAAACGAGTACCCCTTTATACTATATTACTGCTTATGCAAGTAGTTCAGCCACAGAAGGCCCTAGTTCTACCAGTACTCCTTTGTATCAAATTACACCCTATCCTAGCAATGGATCCTATACGGCGACGAGTACTCCTTTGTTTATGATGATACCTTATCCTTCCTCGAGTCCTATTGTAAATTATACGTATACAACGTTACCAGATTCTGCAGGAACTATAGTGGCGGGTGTAGGAGTAGCAGTATTGGGAACGACTTTTGCGGTGGTTGGAGTGTTTCAATTTATGAAACCAAAGATACCACCTGTACCCTCGCTACCTGTAGAAGAGGAGCAGCAGCAGCAGCAGCAGCAGCAGCGCGATGAAGAAGAAGAGAAAACACATATTGTTATCTCTACATCTGATAAAAATGAAATTATGAAACTCTTACAGGATCATCAAAAGGATTTCTCGGTACTATGACCTTTGGATTGATGTCTATGACAATATTTCCACGGTTCCTTTCCTACCGAGGTGGTTCCCCATTGAGGATGAGTTGTATATTGTGAAGAAGTATTCTGCGCTTCTACAACACTTCTACAGGGAGAACCGGTTGAATGAATATGTGCACATTTGTAGGCGAAGGTTCCATTCTTTAACACTTTTTTATTAGCTCTCCAGGCTTTGGAGGCTTCATCAAAATTAATTATGTTCATTAGAACGTTTTGTTTTTCTCGTTTTATGTGAACTCACTCTACGTTTAATGGAGATAGTACCATCGCAACTTTTTCGTTTTGTTTTAGCCAATGCCTCCTTTGTAGCTGTATCGATGATATATCTTCGTAAATTAAATTTAGCAGTTCCCAATTCCCATAACAGAGGATCTTCTGCTTTTGGATTAGTTCGAAACTCTTCGTACGGGGATGTATAATAATTCCATAATTCTAATATTTTATATTTTTTAGTAGATCGATCGTATATTTTTGCAGTATGCAATGTTTTCCAGGGCAGTGCTTCACGTTTTGATGAATCATGAAGCGCGTCCTTGTACATTTGGATCATTTCATGCTTTTTATCATCTGATAAAGAATACCAATTTTTATTCACTGTAATAGACTTTAACAAAGTATAGAGATACGCAATTTCATCTTTAGAAAGAATTGGATTTGTAGGAAGAGTTTGCATCATTCGTAGAATGGCCGACATTCTAGCATAATCTTGTCTTGCTTTATAAAATCGTATATCTTCTAACACACCTCGATTTACCATAGCATGAATGGAAATTAAAAATAATGCATTTAGATTTGGCAATTGATACACGGTCTTTCCTATTTGAAATCGTTGAATACCTTCCGTTACTGTAGTTGGAAAACAAGCAATCTTTTGTTTATTTGCAATATGAGATAAAACGGTTTTAATATCGGTAAGGGGATACCAAGAATTTGCATGAATTTCTAATTGTTCTGCAACTGGTTCTTTTTCTTCCTTTGTAAAAGATATATCAAAAATATGATCCGTAGAACAATAGGTTTCAGTAGGAGTGGTAATTTGTAACGTCATTCCAATTTGAAAAGATAAACTGATGGGTGATTCATTTTGTTTTTTATAGAAAAGAACAGATGTAATTAAAAATCGATCCTCTACATATTCATAGTCGTAATCAAATATTCCTTTACGATTCATGCAAGGAGAGGGTTTAATAAATTGAACTTCGCAACCGGTCATTTTATGAACTTTAGTAAACAAGGAACGATATGTTTTGAAGAGTGATTCGCAAAAAGAACGCAATATTTTAAAAATATGTTCAATGGGCAATGATTTAATATCTTTTGTATAGATATTGTAATCGTAATCATGACTTTTAGGAGCAATCTCTTCCAAGGCTGGAAGAGAGGGTAGATGATGTTGAAGGTATCTAGCTAATCCGCGATAGGCGGCTCCTCCTGTTAAAAAATAGGTATAGACGGGTGTATCGGTGGTAGCTTTTGTAGAATAGGTTTTAGCAGTTTCACAAAGAACTAAAAAAGGACTAATCTCTGGATTCGATGTTAGAGTCTCTAACAATTCGGATACCGTTTGATCTAATTTTTCTGTAATGGGAGAAAATAGATCTTTCCAAATATAGATTTCATCACTAAATCCTACGGGAAGAATAGCAGGATCGGATGAATGATTATTAACTAATTTGTCGGAGGTATGAATTGGAGGAGGGAGCTCATGATCAAAGGGAAGGGTTGTTTTTGTAGAACATCGAACGGTCTTTTCCACTTTTGTTTCCACTGGAGGGGTTGAAAGTTCACAAAGATTACTTGGAACATTTGACATAATAGAGAGTCGTTCTAATACCTTATTTTTCCACTCTTTCCAGTCATTTGGATCTTTTGAAGTGTACGGTTTGGCCCTGAGTAAATTTCGGAATCCTCGTTTGAAAGCATCGTCCAGTGGTTTTTTATTAGTCTTTTTTAAACCCGCTAAAAACTTATTGACGGCAGGTAAACTTGAAAAATATGTTTTAGTATTAATATGGCAGTTTGTATCTTTATGTTTTTCATAATACTCCTTTCCTGAAACCAATTTCGGGAGATCTTTCTCCATACCCTACTTTATAGATAGATTTAAGGGCTGGTTATGCATAGTTTTACAGGACGATAGACTGTAGCACAAGAGGCTAATTTTCCACGTTTATAGGCTAGATAGGCCCCTGAGGTAGTAAACTTAGGTAAAAAAGCGGGTCTTGTTTGAATATTGGTTGTACCGCAAAACGTAGCAGCTGCTTCAGTGGCTTCTGTTCGTTGTCCTTCTGAGATAGAAACAGGAGCAGGAGTGTATGGCATTCTATTCTTATACAAAGTAATTTGCTTTGCAAATTACTTTGTATAAGAATAGAATCTGGCTCTAAATTGAAAATTGGTAAAGATCTGATTGGCAAAGCCAGGCATTTCTACTTATTACTCCTCTTTTATGGCTTCCTCTTCAGGCTCCTCTTCAGGCTCCTCTTCAGGCTCCTCTTCAGGCTCCTCTTCAGGCTCTTCTTCAACCCCATAGTAATCTGCTTCCAGCATTGAAATTCGTTGTATCAATTGTTGCAACTGATCTTCCACGCGATTTAAATTCATTGTGGAAACAATGATATTAAACAGGCATAGAAATGCACTTAGTATGACAAAGCATACGTGAATTATGAAAGTATAATTGATTTCCTCCATTTTTAAATTATAGTTGTATTAAATATAATTTAAAAAGTATCAATTTTTATAATATTGTTCTATGCCAACTTCCAATATAGTAATTTGTATTCAAGGAAGGAATTTCTTTCAAAGGAACATATCGAATCTCAATAATATGCTCTGTGTGATTGGGATGTGATAGTAAGGTATGAACAGCAGTCCCTTCAAACAAACAATGCTTGTCTTTTCCAAATGTATAGAGTTGGTTGTGAAGTGTATAATCTAGCATATAAGATAAATGCGTTTCTTTGTTTACTTCTCGTACCATTGTGTGTACAAAGGTAAGATCACTGGGTTCAATTCGTCCTTTAGGAAATGAATATTTACCAGATCGATCATCTAACACCAGGAGGATAGAGGAATGATCAGGACTCCACAGGATTAATCCTGCTCCTGTATGGAGATTCATTTTTCCAATGTCATACTCTAAAATTGTGTAAGAATTCATGTTTGAAGGATAGATTGTAAAAAATAAATAAATCAATTTTTTAAACCATCTGGCATTTCAACCCTGCACTTTTTTATGTGGACATTTTGATAATATTTGTAATTTAATACAAGTGTATCTAATATTTCTGGTAAATATTTTGGCACAAATAGAAGACGAGAGTCTGGTTTGGAGGGTAGAATATTCTCGTTTGCTACAGGGTAGCAAATGATTGAAACTGGTTTTTGGTAACAATGATAAAATCTATACTCGTTCATTCTAAAATAGTTCATACTATAATCTTTATATCTTTGATGTGTATGGTCTACACCTTTACAACAGGAGCTTCTTCTGCAGTTGGTTCTTCAAAATTCTTTCGAAACATGTAAAACGCCACCGAAGGTATTTTCACACCGCCTTCCAATTCTCGTTGTTTGTTCTGTTCCATGGATCGTTCCAAGGAAGTAGGGACCCATACAATTCGTACGGGTCGTTTATGTTTATGAGCAAAGGCAATAAATTCAGCACGTTTCTTTCTACTCGCTGCGGTAGAATCAAAGACAATGGATTGATCCAAATGTTTTTCCGCATCTTTCAATCGTTGCGAAGTAGTTTTCATCTTGTCTCCATCTACAATATAATATCCCAACGATTTAGCTAAGGTAGATTTTCCAGAAGCAGGATACCCCACCATAATAATTATTTCTAACTCTTTGACAGGTGGAATAGGTTTGAAATGAATGGGTTCCAAAGGAAAGAGTTGTTCGGGAACATAGAACTTGACACCAATAGCTTCCGCAAAGAGCTTATCACAATTTGAATGATCCTCTTTACGACCAGCAGCATCTCCTACAAAGAAAGTATTCTCCTTGTCAAACGTGGGAAACATACTATCAAATAAAATAGTAGAAGGTTTTTGATGTTCTTTTCGGACTCCAACAATCAAGGATGGATCGATCTCCAAGGCCTTCATGACCGCATGAATTTGATTTACTTTCCATCCTTTGGATTGATCCGTTACAATAATAAATTGATGCGTCTTTGCTAATTTATGAATTACTTCGGGAACCGTAGATCTAGTAAATTCCCAATCTTCTACATCTTTTGGAAAGGGTCTCCCTTCTTTTGGTTTTACCAAGGTACCATCAAAATCAAAGATAGCAATATGCGATCGTCTAGAGGGTTTGAGGATGCGTAGATCTTCCATGGTTTTAAAAGGATATTCTTTTTTAAACCATGCATCAATTTTATAAACTATGTAAAAAACTCTTCAACACGTCGTAATCGTTCTAACGAAGAATGAAATGTTTCAAAGAGGGACATATCCAAATAATCAGGACCGTATTCACAAGGACCAAATTTATAAATAAGAGGTTCCTCCAATGCAGTAAATTCTTTTGTGTAAGGGGCTCGACCTTTTAAAAAATCCATTGAACGGTGGTCTGGGTGTTCCTTGTAATACGTACAGGTAGAACTGGGGAGTAGTAACTCACGATCTGCCCGTTCAATCAATTCATAATAAGTTGCATAATAAGATCTTGTTAAAAATGGAAGAATACGCGTTAATCGAGATACAAGTTTTGTTTTAATTTTTTGAGCCAATGCCCATTCACTTAGAGGAGTTTTATGATTGAAACGATACACCAACCAGTAAAGAGTTTTCAAATCAGCTTCTACATTTACCGGTATTCCTCGCTCCAACATGGCATCGTAGATGTGAAAAAAACAATTGCTGAGAAGGTTACTGAGAGTACCCGTCGTTCCATTAAAATGGTCTCGAAAAGGATAAAAAACAGAATTTGTAAATATTTCTTCTTCGTGGCCTTTGATGGACTCTAACATCTCATATTGATGCTTGATATGTTCTTCAGTTGGAATTGTCCATCGATTCTCCCAATAAAACTTGTGAAATTGAAAATCAATTGCACGACTTGTCCAAGTATTCCTTGTTTCAAGCGTAAGCATATTAATTTAAAAAAGGTAGCTATATTTAAACCTCAACACCAGCACCCTGTTTTTACCGGTCGCCCCCCCCACTCCTCTTTCATCCGTTGTTTAAATTTCAAAAAATCCATATCCGAATCTGGCTCGTATTGCTTTTTATCTCCCTTTTCATCAATATAATCAAAATAATCATAATGGGTGGTATCTTCCTTTTCATACATGTAACACTGGATCGTAATACAAGTATCTGTTTTAAGATTGGTAAGTTGATGCGTCTGATTTAAGGTGGGGCCAATCCACGTGATGTCATCTTTCTTAAAATCAGCGGTAGCAAAAGGTTCTGTAGCATCTTTGGAAAGAAAGGGAAAGAGTTTTACATGAATCTCTCCATGTAGTACACGGATAATAGCACTGGCCCCTGCGTGGTTATGAATCGGAGAATAATGATTGGATGGCCAAATCTCCATTACGTAGGGAATTCCTGGAGATTCTCCATTATTTTCACCCAATGTAATTCGCAGATAGGTCTCTAACGGATTGGGTTTTCCAAATTCACCTGCTTTCTTCTTGAGAGTTTCATGGCACCACAATCCAGGAGTAGCAATGCTGTATTCAATGGCTTTAGAAAAATCAGAAAAATCATCAGTATTCAGAGCAAAATTTTTCCAACAGATACAATCGTATAACGTTTCTGCTACTGCAGACAGATGCGATTTAGGTAGAACCTTGTTAGAGGCTATATCGTGCATGGTAAGTTCATGACTGCGTTTGACACGGAGAGGAACCGATCGAGTGATTGGATCACGTAACAATTTTAACGGAGTGATAGATTCAGTTGCCTGAATATATGTTAATTCTTCCAAAAATAGTTTATTTTTTAAATTATATTGATAGAGCTGAGTTTCCATACGAGCTTCTCCTAGACCGGCTCGAAGCATTTGATTCTGAGCATCTAGACTAAACCAGTAAAACGCATTGGAAGCAGTTGTAAATCCTTTTTTATTATCGGGATCTTTTAAAAGAATATTTTCAGGAAGTTGATAGACTGTTACTGAATCACTTGTAAAAAAAACCTGAAGTCCTCGCATTGGCTCTGCCGATACGAGAGGCCCTTCCTGCGGGGAGGAGGGAGTTTCTTTCGATGTATCTTTAGTATAAACATAAAACGAAGAAGGAGTGGTGGCTGTAAATAAAAAAACACCCTGTCCTGCAATCAAGAAGGGAGTGGTTGCACCGGTACAATGGATGGAGCGGGGAATGCTCATTTTTCTACTTTATTTATAAGTTTATTTAAGCTTCCATAGCAAAGTGTGCTACTTTTTCAGCAACATCTTGTAGAGCACGTTCAGCCTCAGCAGTCACCACTTCTGCTTTTAGTTTCTCAATTCGTTGAATCAGGAGGAGGCGATCCAAATGATCTTGCGCTTCTTTGACCGAGGTGATGACCGTCCGATCTGTTTCAGAGACGCAAAACGAATATCCACCAATGGACTTATTGGTTAATTTTTCCTTGGCGAGAGCAAGAGCTTGTTCGGCATCGCGAATATGCGACATTTTAGTTTGTCATTCTATAATATATAAAATGATGTGTCAATTTTATCCAGATCGTACCACATTTACACCAATTCCACCTGCTGAAATATTAGCGGCCCATGTACATATATAGAAGTTACCTGCTGTAGTGGAACTTACATTGTAGTTATCAGGAACACCTTCTGTAAGAGGGCCTTGCACTTCTTGCACATAGGTTAAAATGTAATCAATGCGACCATTTGTTTGCAAGTACAATGTTTTTCCAAGATCTCGGAACACACTGCCGGTGGTAAAGGTTCGTCCATATCCAATGTATCCAAGGAAGGTATCCGCATTGGTTGTATTCAAGATGGTACCGTCGTATAAAACAACCGCAGTGGGATGCGCTTTTACAGCATTCGCTAATTTTAATTGTGTAAATCCACTGTCACCATTGATTGCAAAGAGTAAACGCGATCGGCTCGGGATTTGTGCAATTGATTTCTGGAGGGAGGACATATTCTAATAAAGATAGATAATTTTTAAAAGTGTTTAAAATTGAAAGAATTCGATTACATAACAGAGAGTTCAATACCATGCGAATTCAAACTCTTCTTCGAGCCTTGTTTAAAAAGCTAGAACCTGTACCACCTCCGAAAGAGATTGTACGGGTTCTACCGGTCGCAAAGGATTTGAAACTATATTCCTTACGAGAACTTCGTAAAGAAAACCAAATTCCTGTTTCTACAAAATGCTCCTATTGTGAGCAACCGTATCCTCGTTCTTAAAATAAAAAGAAATTTGTATATTTTTACAAGTAGACTCATAAAAATTGAACAGTTCTACCTATGCAATTCCTTGTGCAACACTACAATGGATCTGATTCGTTCAACACTTCCCACACTTTCATTGAAAGAATTGGAAACATTGGAAGTAGAGATTCAAACTTTAAAAAAATATGTACCGGAGTACAATGAGTATTTGGAGAAGAAACGTTCTTTGAAGGAAGCCGCTGATGGTGAACGAAGATTGATTGCAGAAGCTGCCAAAGATCCTATGAACCAAATGGCACGACTCTTACATGCTGGTCATGTCCATTATATGGAGGCGGATGATGAACCGCTCACCTACAAACAATTTGTAGAGGAGAAGGAACGTCGAGCACGTATTGTAGCAGAGCGCCCTGAACGATACATTAAAGCAATTGAATACATTCGTGGAGAAATTGCAAAACGATATGAATTATCTGCAGCCGAAGATGCAAAGGCCGAATCCTTTGTACGAACTATAATTCCTGAAAAAGCGAGTATAAAATCACTGGTAGAACTGATGAAAGAGAAGGGATGGAAAGGGTATTCTGGAAAGAAAGCGGATGAATTACGGGCTCTGATTGCAAAAGAGGAGGACCGGCAGATAGAAATCTATCGCAATCATGCCATTTACATTCGTAATAGTGCGGATGAAACAGTTGAACGTCTTGATCTGATGATTAAATATCATACAATGTCGGCGGAAGACCTTACAAAGGAAGAGGATAGAGTTCGATCGGTAAAAGCTAGAGAACAAGAACGAATTGATAAATTAAAAATTACCGTTGCAATTATGCGTGACGAGAAGAAGCACTTTACTGAAATTAATGAGTATATTGCATCTGAAAATAAAAAGACACTTCTCTTTGAAAAGGAGTACAAACCGATTGAGTATTTTGTGCGCGATGCACGAAAGTATCAAGCCGATGGATCCTTTCCTGCTCTTACATCGGCTTGTTCCAATGTAGGAGGGGTGTTTCTGTTTTAGACCAGTTCGCATCACATTATTTTTTCTTGGATTTTGAAACTGGCTTTTCTTCTTCATCGCTTTCTGCTTCTTCATCAGAACCTTCATAGATATATTTATCTTCAAGTAATCCATGATATTTATTTGTTATAATCTTATTGACATTTTGAGAATAATTATAATTTTCACCCTTTTTTTCA